CCGCCCCCGTAGACCCTAAGCCAGTCCCGGCGCTCGAGCGTGCCGAGCCGCCGGCAAAACTGAAATTTCTGATTGATGGAGAGAAAAAATGACGAATATCACAGTGACCGGCCGCGTCGGCTCAGACCCGGAGCTCCGCTACACCGGGACCGGCACCCCGGTGCTTAATTTCCAGCTCGCCGAAGACCACCGCGTGAAGAATCCTCAGACCGGCGCATGGGAGTCAGTCGGCACCACCTGGCGCGCCGTGTCCGTCTGGGCGCGCGGCCTCATGGACCCCGAGCACCTGAAGACCGTCCTCGCCAAGGGCCAGCATGTGACCGTGCAGGGCTCGGAGCGTCTGCGCGAATGGGAGGGCAAGGACGGCTCAAAGGGTAAGACCCTCGAGCTCTCCGCGTCTCTGGTCGCGTCGCCGCTGTACCCGCCGCGTGATGCGAGCGCCGCCCCCGCACAGCAGGCCCAGCCCGCGCAGAGCGCCCCGGCACCGGCACAGGCTCAGCAGCAGGTGAGCGCATGGCCCACCGCGCAGGCTGGTGGATTCTCCCAGCAGGCGGACCCGTGGGCGGCACAGGGCGCGAATGACGCGCCCCCGTTCTAGAATGGAGAGCATGGAATTTTACTACGCGGGGGGGGGGTATTGAGCTGTACCACGGCTCAGCCCTCGACACCCCCGAAAAATGGACACACGCCACAGCCCTAATCACCGACCCGCCCTACGGCATCAGCTATGGCGGCAAGGGCGCGATGCGCGGCGACGACAGCACAATGCTTCGTGACATCACGCTCCTCACCTGGCTATCGGCGAATGGCCTAGAGAAGCCCGTCGCGGTCTTCGGGTCGTGGAAGGTGCCCCGCCCGCCCCAATCTAAGAACCGCCTCATCTGGCACAAGGCGGGGCGGATGTCGGAGCATCTCAGGATGTCGTGGCGCCCCACAGACGAAGAAATTTACGTCTGGGGGGATGGCTGGGCTAGGAGCACCAGCGCGCCGGGCTCGGTCATCACCACCCATGAGAACCGAGCGTCCGAGACGCGCAGGCTCGGGCATCCGACACCTAAGCCGCTCGACCTGCTTCAAGCCATTATGGGGCGCCTGGCGCCGGTGGACGGCGGGCATGTGATCGCCGACCCATTCGCAGGCTCAGGTTCTACCCTGGTCGCAGCCGCGGCACTGGGCCACAGGGCTGTCGGCGTGGAGCTGGACGAGCGGTATTGCGAGCAAATCGCCCGCCGCGTCGAGTTTTTTCTGGCCAATGGTGAGGATGCGCCGCGTCGCGTGATTATGGGTGAATGACATGGTATGATGGTCATGCTCCTGTAGAGTGTGTTGAATGGCATAGCATAAAGCCCCCCGGTCTAGCCACGTACCGGGGGGCTTTGTGCTACACTAGATGGGTAGAGTCAATTCTGCGCGAGCAGGCATGATTTTTCCTTATATGAGCGCACGTAACCCCCGCCTGACTCTCACGTCAGAGGCGGGGGTTACGCGTATCCGGATGGGGGCGTAGTGCTAGATTTTTTTGCGTGGGGCACCCCTGTGCCTCAAGGGTCCAAAAATGCCTATGTGCGCGGTGGTCGCGCCGTGCTGGTGGACGCTAATCCGCAGCTGAAGGCGTGGCGCGCGCAGGTGCGTGCCGCTGCCGCGGCGGCGGTAGAGGATGCGGGCTGGGAGACGCTGGATGAGCCGTGCCGGGTGCATCTCGGCTTCACCATGCCCGCCCCTAAGCGTCCCCGATGGGATGTGCCGGCAGTGAAGCCTGACCTGGACAAGCTGACGCGTGCGGTTTTTGACGCTCTCACAGACGCTGGTGTGTGGAAGGACGACAGCCGCGTGGTGAGCATGGAGGTCACCAAAAAATATGAGGACGACGAGGCTGTGCCGGGTGTATGGGTGGAGGTGAAGAGCCTAAGCAAAATGTGATGCACTTCACCTCAAAATAAGTTGTACACCATGCCAATGGCGTGTATAGTAGAAGTATCAACCAAGAAAACAAAGGAGAACGAAATGTCACGCCCCACCTACACCTACAAGGGATTCAAGCTCTACATCGCTTGCCCCGGCGTCTACTCCATCGACCGCCTCGACGACACTTACGCTTACATGGAGCGCCCGCACCGCGGCAAGGCCAGCACCGTGACCGTGTTCAATACTGGCAGCTGGGACGCCTACGCGAAGGCGAGCGCGAAGAAAGAAGGCGAAAGCTACGGCGAGATGAGCGCCCGTGAAGCGTTCTACCGCTGGGTCGATGAGAATTACGGCGACGCATACGCCCGCAAGACCCGCTAACCCACACACACCACAAGGAAAACCCCAAAATGACTACCCCCGCTACCGACTGCGCTATCATCGGGATCATCAACACCCATCTCGCGGATGAGCTAGGCTGGACCCTCAGCCGCATATCCTGCGAGTGGACGAGTGAGGAAGCCCGCGACACCGAAGAGACCACCGACTAACCACCGCACATACACAATCACCGCCGGGCAGCGGCACTTCCGAACACCCCGCCGCCGCCCGGCACTATGAAGGCATCGACCATGACTGACCTATTCACCGTCCGAAAATACCGCGACCAGTGGACATTCAAATCGCCCTTCACCGACGAGATAATCGCAGAAGGCGAGACCGGCACCGCAACATACCTCGTCAAGCGCGAGGACGACCGCTATGTGGACGGGGAGACAGTGGGACACATCACCGTGAAGGGCGCAATCACCGAAGACCCGGTACCCGCGCTCGCCGTGGGCAAGACACGCCCCCGCATGGTCGAGGACGACACACTGCCCGACATCCCCCTCTCCGGATGCTGGATGGTGACTCTCGCCGATACCGACTACAGCCGCGGGTACGCTCACGTCACGATAAGAACACACATCGGCAGCGTCTTCGATATCACGACCGCGACACCGGAAATCGTCGAGGCCGCTCGCGCCACTGCGCTCGCATCAGTCCCCGCCGGCGAAATCACGCAGGGCGCCCGCTTAGTCGTCGGCCCAACCGACCAGCTCACAGAGAACCCGCCGGCCACCTAACCACCGCTACGTCTAATTTTTCATCAGGAGACCCCACTAATGACACCCCAACCAAAATCAACGACCTGCCCAGAATGTGGATGCCCGCGCGCGGAATACACGCCCGGGTGCTCCCGCTGTTCCGCCCGACACTCACGATGGCGCAAACGAGGCCACCCCGACGCAAAAACCCCAATCCCCGCAAAAACCCACTGCGCAAAATGCGGGTACCCGCTCGACAAAACAAACCCCGACTGTGACGCGTGCCGCAAACGCGCATACTCGCGCGCAAAACGCGCAGGCGTAAAAGCTGACGTCCCGCCGCGCACCCGCCCCAAACCGCGGAAAACAGAAGACGAGATGCGCGCCACAACCGAGCACAACCGACGCGCACTCGACGCGTGGCTACAAGCCCGCCGCGCACGCCTCAACACCACCACGCCGGCACCGCGTGAACCTATCGGAACCAACATCGCCGGCCTCATCAGTGAGAACCGCGCGGTAGAGCTGTCCGGGTGCACCCGGACCGCAATCCGCAACGCCGTGAAGGCCGGCACACTCCAATGCCTCGAGGTCCACCGGCCCATGTCCACGAAGCGGGTTTTCAGCCGCTCCGAGGTAACCGCCTGGGCCACCAGCCACCAGAAAGACGAATAGATGCCCGAAAACCTCATGACCGAAGCCAAAGTCGCCGCGCGCATCGGCCGACACCGATACCTCGTCGCCCGAGACCGAGCCGCCGGCCACCTCACCCCCAAAATCGAATACGCCCAAAACGCGACCAAGACCGCCCGCCTCTACACCGAGGCCGAGGTGCGCCGCTATGACGCATGGCTCCGCGAAAAAAAAATAGCCCCCTACCGGGCCCCCAAGAAAGGATAAAAGGTGAGGAAATTCAAACTAACCGCCGAAGACCTAGAGGACATCGCGCCCTCATCGCCTGGCACATCGCCCGCCACACCACAGACAGCTTCGAAAAGCCATACCTGCGCCACATCTCAAGCGTCGTCGAGGCCATCCTACGCCTCGCCGCCTCAAGCCACGCCGCCCGCCCAGCAGAAGCGCGCATCCTAACCGCCACCCTGACCGCCTGGGCAACCTCAGCATTCGAAAGGTACCCACAACCATGACCAAAGAAAAGACCGAAAAGGTCCTGTACAAGCTCCCCGACGGGGAAACCTTCGACGTAGAAGGCGCATTTGCGCGCCACCCCGCACTCTCCACCGTCGAAGCAGTCGTGGAGCGCCGCAGCCCCGACGACATCCAATTCAGCATCACGGCCGGGCCTTGGACAATGGCACGGCTTGTCCAGATTCTCAATTCCGCACCAGCGGATGGAGACCCCCTGCAGGCAATCGTAGACCTGGACCTGTGCACCACCACAAGCGAAGCAGAGCGCGAAGCTCTTGTAGATTACCTCGGCTCCGTCGGACAAGACCCCACGGTGGAAAACGTAGCCACCGCCTACATTCACGAGGCGACGAGAGACAAGCCGCTAGAGCTGGATGTACGCCTCAGCGCAATCAGCGGAAAATACGCCGTCACCCGCATCGCCAGCCGGTACGACAGTGAGACCGAACACATTTCGTGCCGCGGTAAGTGCCTCTCGCACATCGACTTCACAATCCCCGCCGATCCCACCGACGCAGGGCCCAAGCTCGTCACCGTCGTCTCCGAGAAAGCCCCAATCAGCATCGAGGACC